TTAATAACCATCCGATCCCACGGCGTGGGGCATGGATGGGGCAAACTCACTCAATTTCTGGTTGAGGATGAGTACCTGGTCCTGATTATTTTCAGCCATCCAGGATCCGTACACCCGGTAAACCATTTGCGCGTCGGTGTGGCCCATTTGCTTCGCGATGAAGTTCGGGTTGGCACCGGCAGCTAACGACCAGCATGCATACGTGTGTCGGGACTGGTATGCTCTGCGATAGCGAATCCCGGCGCGTCGCATTGCCGCTTCCCACGACTGGTTAATCGACCCCACTGCGTAATGATGCCCGGCACGGCCATTACGTGATGCGATCTGAGGGTTGAACACGAACGTGCAAGGATGCACATCAGTACGGCCATACTCGCGCAGTTTCACTTCAACCTGATACTGCTTACCCAGGCGCGTTAATTCCGCCTGGCTCTTCAGCACGTCGATCGCCGGCTGAATGAGGTTGATGATGCGGTCCGTTCCGGCCTCCGTTTTTGGAAGGGTGAACTCCTTCGTTAACGTGTGGTTCCGGCGGATCATCATCGTACCCGCTTTCAGGTCGATATCTTCCCAGGCCAGCGACACAAGCTCTCCGTGGCGCACGCCGGTGTACACGGCCAGCGACCACATGTTTTTCAGCTGCTGGTGGGCGCAGGCATTAATCATCCTGACGAACTCCTCACGCGTCAGCGGGTCTGGCTCGCATCGAGAACGCTTAAGCATGGCGATCCCGGTAAACGGATTCACCCGGACATACCCGCTGTCGGCGGCAAACTTAAACATCCCGCCCATGATCTTCATGTAGTTGTTGACCGTTCTGACAGAGCGGCCTTTAACCGGCGTTTTCTGTCCTGCCTTCAGGGTGTGATAACCGGTCAGCAATTCCTTTCTTATAAACAGCAGGTCTTCTTGCGTCACCGCAGATACCAGCCTGTCACCGCCGATCCTTGGCACCATGTTGCGTGCTATAGATGCATAGCGTGACATCGCATTGGTGCTGATCTCCATACGCTTCAGCTCAAGCCACTTGTTCGCCAGCTCCAGCACGGTGATTTCCTTGCTCTCCACCCCAAACCTTTTCAGGTTCGGCGAGTCAGGGAATTGCGCTGCATAGTTGAAGTTGCCTGTCTTTATCGAAAAGCACACCGACGCGCGCAGCTCACCAGCGACCTTTCTGTTTTTTGGTGTATCCGGCACGCCGAGGCTTTCACGCACCCGGCTGCCTTTATATAGGAACCATATGCGGAGTGTCCCGCCGTGGTTCTCTACGCCTGTTGGGTATGCTGACTTAGCCATTATTCCCTCCTGACGTCCAAGAGCCCGCTAAGCATAAACGGATCCTCATTGGCGCGCACCTGGCTGTTTCTTTTTGAGACTTTCAACCCACTGGTCGATGGCTTTGTGGTTATACAAGCACTCGCTGTTTTCCTTTGGGATGCTGTCAGGCGACATATGGACGTATTCCCTGCCGCAGAGCCAACTTTTTTTACGGGCCCGCGCTATCGTTCCCGGGCGGAGCCCTGTCATCTTCACAAGCAGGTCTTCTGTCACCCAATCGCTGGGCACGATTTGAATAACTTCGCTCATGATCGCTCCTATGACATCGATTTATAAAACTGCGGCTGGTCTGGCGTGGCCGCGCGTAATTCGTTTTCGGCGTGCACTGAATAATTGCCGTCATCCCAACGCACCCAGGCTTTCGGATGATCTCCTTCCGGCTCCAGTTGGCTATCCACCACGCCATGGATACCGCCGGTCTTTTTCTGGACTAATGCGCCCACATTAAAAGCAGCCATTGCACACCTTCCGGTTCGTGAAGAAATGAGATGAGAGCGCCCAGCGCCATAAGTGCGGCGATGAGCCAGTTCATGGGGTTTGATTGCATGGTGAACTCCCAAAAAGAATGCCCTCACAGTGGAGGGCAAAAGGGATAACGGAGCAGTGCTTTCGCACCCAATAGCCAGCTCATAACTGGCTATCAGTTGCGTCATGACTTCGATGCGCGGTAATCGTCTAACGCTTTAGCAATCGTCTCAATTGGGTCATGCTCCTGGCTGATAATTTCACGGATGCTTTCCTCGCTTGGGGTTAGGCCTTCTCCATCGCCGAAGTAGAAGGCGAGTGCGTTCATAATTTCATCGTATGCTGACATAATCTCTCCTCATGCCGCACGCTGGGCGCGCAGCGATTTAATGTGCTCACTAGTCTCTAGTTCGGCGCGTATCTGCGCCGCCTCACGGTGATCGAGGTGCTCAAAATCATTGTTAAAACGGTCGATTGAAGCGGTGTTGATCCGGCCCTGCCTCCAGTAGCGTACTATCTGAGATGTGCAGCTGTGGATGATTACAGGCCAACCGTGCTGGTCAGCGTAAATCTGACCCCGCTGAATGAGTGCAAACATTAGGCACCTCGCTGCTTCTTCCTCAATTCGATAACACCCTGGCACTCCGCGCACGTCTGGCAGCCGGGAACGGCAGCGCGCCGCAGCGCCGGGATATCCTCGCCGCACTCGGCACAATACTCAGCTGATACGGCGTTGCGGTTTACTCGGTGAGCGGAAAGGGCTGCGTTACGCTGAAGCTCTTCAATCTCTGCTGCGGTATCGATAATGTCCATGGTCAATGCTCTCTGAACTGTCGGTTAATTCGGTTGTAGATGAACGCCAGCAATAAAAAAGGAGCCTTAAGCTCCTGGGTGATTAGTGCCATCATGCGGCACCGCCTTCATTCTTCTCGGCTTCGACCGCCATCCGCTCAAGCCGTCGCGATAAATCGGCAGCCAGCGTCTGGAATTCTTCTTCGGTCGCCACCGGGATCGGCACAAAGCGAATCCCGATATGCGCCAGGTGGTTGGCTATTTCGAGGCTTTTTCTCAAATCAACGGGTGAGGCTCTGTTCATTCAGCACCGCCATTTTTTTCGGCTAGCACCAGTCTTCCTTCGCATAGAGCACGTATGATTTCCTGATACTCCCAGCCGAAGTACATACTCTCGACGTAGACCCGTAGAGGAGGATAATCATGCTGTTTGCGGCGAATGAAAGCCTCCGCTGCTTCACGGGTAAAATGAGCGTTGATGTTCTGCCACTCTTTGCGTGTACCGCAGACAGTGTGGCCGTCAAGGTCAGCCAGTACTTCCCACTGAGCGTCTTCATCGAGATCGGTAAAGTCAGTGTTGCACTGGTCAATGCAGAAGGCGTTTAACTCTTCCTGCTGCTGTTCATCGAGATCGTCCCAATACTCTTGCGGGCTTTCCCATTCGCATTCGTCGAAATGGACTATCTTCGATTCTCCGTACTCTTCTGCCAGGCCATAAATGGTTGCCTGCTTCTGAACCATGAAAATGGGATCGGCGGTGGCGTGACGATTAACACCATCGCCGCAATGGTGATATCTCAAGCGCTCAATGAAATCTGAGAATGTTTCCGGAGTTAATTTCGCTCCGTCTGCTATCGAATTGCTCATGAATCCACTCCGAAGCGGCGATTAAGCCGCCCTGTGTATACGACGAACTCCAGGAGGCTAACTCCCAGGGCTTCAATTTTCTTGTGATGCTTGTTGATGATGGGAGGCACCGTTTCGTTCCAGTTAGGCTTTGGCTTCTTGCGCATGGCTTGCTGGATTTCCTCGGTGCATCGGCGGCAGGCGGCGCGGATGGCGTTATCTGTTTCTGGCGTCATGCGGCCTCCCTGCTGGCGAGAAGTTTCGCCCCGAAAGCCATCAGCTCGTCCCGGTCCACAGTTGCGAAGTGGCAGTGTGTACGCGGGTACGGTCGCCAGATTATGAGCATCGACCCTTTGTTGTTGCCGCTTACCGGCTTACCGGTGACCGGGTTGATAAACGCCAGCCTCCCGGCAGTGATGAAGCGAACCTCGCTGGCGGTCTGGATAGCCTCCTTGAACCAGCCAACCGATGTGTCTGCCGGAACCAGCATGACCGTGCCGATCTGATTGGCGCTCTCTGCGGCGGCCTTCTTAACAAACGGCATGATTTCGCTGTATGGCGGGTTCAACCAGACGTATCCGGGAATGCTCAGGTAATCAGCCCAGGGCGTTTCCAGCGTGTTCTGCTCGGCTGTGATGAACTTCCGGCACAGTGCGTTATGAGGAGCCGCGGCGGCATCCAGTTGGAAGCAGAACTCAGCATCAAGGGAAGTGAATAGTGCTGGTGGAGTGCGCCAGAGGTCGCGCTGGTCGAGCGGGGTTTTACTTCCGCCATAATCACCATTCGTCTTCTCGGCTGGAAGCGCTGCGGCGATGCGCTCACCAATCCAACGCATAACCGGTACTGCCATGCTATTTCCGATCGCTTTGTAGCGTGGCCCGTCCGGGCATTCATCAGCATTCTTCCCGCGCCAGCCGATCAGGGTGTGATTATCAGGGAAGCCCTGAAGGCGCTCACACTCAATCGGTGTTAGGCGGCGAACCTGCATACCCCACCCGATAGCTCCTACACCCATGCCAGCGCGGCCGCCATTCGGCGTCAACAGCGCGTTGGCTGTGCCGTCATTTCTCACTTCGACCGTACTTCCTTCTGATCGCCCTCGGATTGCCAATGTGAATGGTTCAGTAACTATCGCGTTTTCTTGTCCGTTGTTGCGGCCAAGTGTGTGCGCCAGTTCGCAATTGGTATCGGGATCCTGCGTACCGTGCACTGCGAAAGTCTCAGTATCAAAATCCAACCTGATTCCATGCGCGGTGCAGGCGGTCGCCACATCAATATGACCGGCAGTATTGCCACCGCCAAAAGCAATCAGGTGTCCAGCTTGTGCCTGATTGTCGTCTGCGCCACACGTTCCAACGCCTCGTGCAGTAAGGGCGGCAACAGCCTTTTGCGTTTCTCGGCGCGGCGCAGAATCCCGGCGCACGCTGTCGAGCTCAAAAAGTACCGCTGCGGGATCGAATCCTTTTCGAGCACTTGCGACAACGAACACACGGCGGCGTCGTTGGGCCACTCCGAAAAATTGAGCATCAAGGACGCGCCAGGCGATAACCCTTTTTGGTCCAGACACACAACCTGCGTGCGTCCATTTCCCCCCTGCTGGCTGCAACTCACAGCTTTCTCCGGCAAGTCCTGCCAGAAAGCACCCGAAGGCATTGTCTTTGCTGTTGAGTACGCCGGGGACGTTTTCCCAGACGATGATTGATTCTGGCTCACCGCGTTCGCGGCGCTTTGCGTCGATTGCATTGGCTAATTCCACGTAAGATAGGGTTAACTGCCCGCGGTCATCAGACAGGCCTTCACGTAAGCCGGCGATGCTGAATGCCTGGCAGGGCGTACCGCCGACCAGAACATCAGGCGCTTCAACTTCACCAGCGCGCACCGCATCGGCGATTTTGGTCATGTCGCCGAGGTTTGTTACTTCCGGCCAGTGATGGGCGAGGACTGCGGATGGGAATGGCTCTATTTCAGAGAACCAGGAAGGTTTCCAGCCGAGAGGTTCCCACGCTTTACTGGCAGCTTCGATGCCGCTGCACACGCTTCCGTATTTCATGCCGCCTCCTGCCTTTCCCGATATTCCTCAGCGAGCCGCTGCGCCTTTAATGGATTGCTGACCACTTCACCCCATGGCATTAGCCAGCCGTTACCAATGAAGGGAAGGCACAGTGTGCCAACCCTGATGTCGTCGTGAGCGTGAGTCATAACGAGGTGTCCTAGAATGGAATGTCGTCGTCGAACCGAGGGTTCTGGTTGTTATGCGAAACCTGACGGTTTGCCTGTTGCAGTCGGGAATCCGGTACCGAGTTTGGATCGGTCTGATTATTCCCCCATCCGCCATTGTTATTCGAAGGCGCACCCCAGCCACCGCGAGACGAATCGTGAGGTTTGCGGTCGTCTTTGTCTTTCATGGTGCGCTCAAGCGTAGCGATCGCTTCTGCTGGCGTTTTGTCGGTGAACTCTTTATAGGTCAGACGACTTCCCGGCTGGAAAACATGTCGGACTTCGAATTTGTAGCTGTCACTGCCATCTGTCTTGGTGGTGAGGATTTTTTGCAGGAATAAGCCGACACGCTTACCTTCAAGAGCAGGCAGGCACCATTCAGGACCGCTTTGCCCCTGGCGCTGTTGCGCCTGAGCGTCTTTAACCTGAGCAACCCACATAATTGCAGCAATCAGGCCCATACCGAATGTCTGGCTGCCGTCTCGACCGAGGAAGTTGATGCGCAGGAAATTTGCTTTCTGGCCGTCAGCGTCGAGCGAAAGAACAAGTGCCTGCGACTGTGATCCATCCTTGCCGAACTCATACACAGCGGAGGTGATCACGCCTTCGTATGCGCCGGTTTCAGAAATGCCAGCGGAGGATCCTGCTTTGAGTGCTGCTTCTGCCGACTGCTGGTTCCAGGTAAAGCTGATTGGTTGGTTCATCGTTATCTCTCTTATAAGTCAGTGAATTCAGAAATTGCGTTGTCGAACGCCGCCAGGTCGTTATCCATGTCAGTCACTTCCGGACCGAACAGGTCTGGAGGACATTTCACGGTGTCGTTGTCGTCGCCCTTCAACAGGAAAAGGTGTTTTCCGTCGCGCTTGATAATGCGCAGAACGATAGGGAAGTAGCCTTCAGGAGTGAGCTTTTCGTTAAGCATCTTGCCGACGGTCTTCATCCTGATTTTTCCTTCGCTCTCTTCAGTGTGAGCGAGGAAATAGACGCGGTAGTCGTCCGGAAGCTGTGTGGCGGCTTCAATGATGCGCCAGGCGTGCTCCGCCATTTCGGTGAACTTGGTGTAGCCAGTCTCGTAGGCCCGGTCCATGTTCTCGTGCTGCATGACGGCCTGAAAATCATCGATAATCAGTATTTTTCGGCCACTCATCGCAGCGTTACGGATCACGTCAAGAAGATGCCGTCCATTGCGGATATCAACCACGTTCCCGCGCTGGATTGAGTTATCCGGCAGGCGTTTTCCGTGGAGCTTCCAGCCGTTATTACGGAACGGAAGGGCCTTACGAATACAGCGAGCGAGAATAGCGTTTTCCGGGTTAACGTTGCGGATGCTGTACGTCTTGCCATACCCGGAGTCGGCAAGGATGAGAGTCATCACCGCCATGAATTACCCCTTAAGCCAGTGTTTAATGGTGAAGAGAATGTCTTCGTCATCGCTGTTGCTGGACAACCAGCGGAGATAGCCAGGGTCGACCTTCGCAATCTCTTCGAACGTCAGGCCCTTGTGTTTGCCGAACCGGATAGCCTTAATCAGTGAAGGGCTGTTTGAAATGGCGCGCATTTCGCCAAACGTCCATTTCGCCAGGCGACCCATGTACAGAAGCAATTCAGCAGTTACGTAGCAGTCATACAGCGCGCGGTGCGCATACAGGCCTTCAGGCAGTTCAGGTTTCAGGCCCAGGCTGTAACGCAGGTACTGGTTACTGTGGCTTGGATGATCAGGGAGAAGAGCGCGGGCCAGCTTAGCGGTACAAATCCAGGGAGCGTCGATTTGCGGCAGCTTAGATTTATCGAACTTCGCGTTGTGTGCGACATAAGCCTGCGCGCCAAGGTAACGCCCGATAACCTCGCCAATCAGCGGGGCGTCAGCGACCATATCTTCAGTGATATGGTGGATAGCCATTGCCTCGAAGCTGATCGCTTCAGTGGGCTTCACAAAGTCGCTCATGGGATTGCAGATAACACCGTCGACAATATCAACGCTGGCTATCTCCAGCACACTGCCTTCCAGGCTGGTAGTTTCAGTATCAATAACTCGCAACATGCTTAATCTCCGTAAGGTGGTCGTTAACTGCGTCAAATTCTGCGAGCTGGTGGGCCAGTGATTCGAGGTCTGCCGGCTGCAGGTCATACAGCAGGCAGAGCATGGCAACCATCAGCAATCCGGTTTGCTGAGTCACCATCGCGTTCTCCGTGATGTCTTGGCGCGGGAAGGGTTCTGGCGGAAGAACCTCTCAGCACAGCCTTTGTCAGTGCAGAAATGCTTTTGTGACGTCGACATGTAGGTCGATACCGTCTGAACAGTGCAATCGCTCTTATGGCGCCGCGCACCGCAGTAAGCACACATTACAGAGCTGAGGTACTCGGTAGCCGAGTCGAGAATGATGCTTTCTGCAAAACTGCCGGGAACGCCACGGGAATCGACATACTCGATCATGTTCTCAGTTCTCCCGGCGCTGTTGGTGAATGACCCGCGCCCGGTAAGTTTGATAATTTGACCGCCGAGTTTCAGTCGGGATCCTTCTGGCAAACTTGCCAGACGTTCAGAGGTTAATCGCTCATAAGGTTGCATAAAGACTCCTTAAAAAGTGCGTGCGAAGGCCGCCCGCAAAAAGCCAGGCCGATCGGTTGAATAGGGTGGTTAATATCAGTGAACCATCGGCTCGCCGCGCTCATTCAGCAGCACAACGACGGAATCACTTTTGATGATGGTTTTTTCGAAGATGTTGAAGGCGTACAGGCCTTTCTCAACGTTCGCAGAGGCGCGATAAGTTTTACCGTGGTGTTGCAGCATTGTGCCCGGTAAAACCTCGCCACGTGGCACTGATGCGGTGCCGTAGTGCATTCCAATCATACCTTCACCTCAACCTGTTTCAGGAGGCCAGCAATATGCATCTGCCAGCGGTTCAGAGTCAGCTTGTCGCGTGGTGCCGATACCGACGTCAGCTGCCACTCGTTATCGTTGAGCTTTTTGGCGGTGTACTGCTTGCCGTTGTGGGTGACTGTCATCTCACACCACCTTGAATAAGAACCAGCCCATACCGCACACGATCATTCCCACAATGGTTATTGCGGAAGACATGCGTACATGGTCAATGGCTAGTTTTGAAAGTGGCTGGCGATGTTCTTTTTTCGTCAGCGAGTTGATTGCTATGCCGAGCAGAAACATCCCGACAAACCATAAGGCGTATATCTTTAAGCCAAACTCCAAGTCACTCATAAATCCTCTTGGCCTTATCGCGGCGAACGGAACGGTTAATACAAGACTTCTGCGCTAATGGACGGTGGATGGCCGCCGGTTGTCATAACTAAGCCGCCTCGGTGAAGCGACTGAGGTATGAAAAAAGCCGCTAGTTAGGCGGCCTTGATGGTTATGTCGTCTGAATCGAGTATTCCTGAAACGTCTACATGGGTTATTTTTATGCCCTCGCTGCCGTCCATTGGCGGCCATCCTTCAACCCCTTCACCTTTCGACCAGTCGAACGCACTCACAATGCCGTAAGTGTTGTAGTTTTGACTCAGTGCAATGAGCAGAGCCTCTTTGGCCAGCATGACCAGCACCGCATTCAAAACTGATCCCTGGCGCTCCAGTCGGTAATCGGCGTTCGACCAGAAATTGTTAATCTCATGCAGCTTTTCATCGGTCATTACGTCGTGGTCTATCTCAACCGTTAGCTCCGCCTTCCAGTCATAGTCGACTGTGTATTTTTTAACGTTCCCCATCGTCTTACCCTCTGTCGTTACCCGCTGATGCGGGAGAAAAGCTTTGGTGCTGGCTCCCCACTTTCAAGTAGCAGGGAAGGCCGTCGTCGCCTTGGTGAGCCATTACCTCACCAACTAGCTGATAACCGTCTGCCAGCCCAAAGCACTCACCAAAAACCCCGACAACGCCGGGTTTTCCGAAAGCATTTGTGGTACCGATTATTTGTGAGCGATATAGCTTTGCCGTCGCATAGAAGCTCCTTTGTTGCGTGGGTTGATTCAGCACAGCCCACTCAGCTTCGAATGGACTGGAATAAATCTTTTCTTTCGTTTTGCCATAATTGCCGCTCTTCCTGAGCCCGCCTATGGTCCGACGCATGGTTTACTGTCGCGCCGTTCGACTGACCGAATCTCCACTTCGCCGCTGGCTAACTTCGCTCAGCTATCGATGTTTCGTTTCGATGGGGTAATTAAACATCATGTGGATTTATAGGTCAACACCTTGTGGATTTATTTTGTTGATTTGATCGTTTATTGTTGATTTTTATGTTGATTTATTTTTTGGCGGTATAAGTGCTACGCTTAAAAAAACAGCAGGAGGGATGTGCATGGTTCTGGATGAAGAGCGTATAAGCATGAAAATTCAGGCGATGGGGCGGGCGGTCATGGAGTTGTCACTGGCAGATTTACCTATGACCCAGCAAAACATCATCGACAAGCTGAAGCAGTACCGGAAGGAAACAGGAAACGTGATAGGCAAGGGTGTGAACAGGGATGCAGCTGAGATAGTGCGGAAAGGGCAATAAAAAAGCCCGCACGGGCGGGCAGGTAGTGTTGCGATAGTTATTGTTATCAGCTTCAGGCTGAATAGTTATCGGCAGAATGGGGGATAGCTTTATGGGTGGGCAATAAAAAACCCGGCGCGGTGGCCGGGTTATAGATAACGGCTAGATAAGGTAAGGAGGAGTGGGGGGCCTGAAAGGTGGGTGAGACGAAAAATCAACTATCTTGATCTCGCCTGGAGTAAGCTCATTCATATAGTGAAGAACATACTCAGACGTTCTATCTCCAAATGGCTTAGTCATATCGTAAGCATCAATCCCGATATGGTAATGCCAGAGTTTATACTGTAGCGCCACCTTCACTTTATTTACGAAGTCTCGATCATCTTTGGATACGCTGTCAGAAGATTTGTTTCTTCCTTCAAGGGCATTAAAGCCGTTGGCTTTAAGATGATCTATGAACGCCTTAATTTTTTTCCTGTCATCAGCAGGAAAGTTTAAGACCTCTTTCGCAAATAGAACTCCCACATCCACTTTCAACTTTGTGACACCTTCCTAAGCCAGTCATCAAAATCGTCAAGGGTTTCAAGGCCATCAGGCACAGTCACAAAGTCCCCAGACACCATTTTTTGCATACGATCTAGTTCAAAGTTGAAGGGGAACTCAGCCTGAGACATAAATCGACCCTCTTCAATTACAATGCATTCTTTCAACAGCTTGTTGTCCAAAACAGCCTGTTCATCACCAGCTTTGGCCCAAGCTGAGCCAGGAAGGTGAGTAAGGCGGGATAAATTAGCAGCTGTCATATGACCATATACAGTAATTATATTATCAATAATGCAGCGGAAATCCCCTACCTCATCGACAAACTCTGGTGTAACTGTTTGGAAACCACCATCTTCTGTGAATTCAAGCGTACTTATTAAGGTAGAGATATGGTGATTTTGATAGTCCTTTACAGCATGGTACAGCTGAGGTTGTACAGGACCATAAGTCCACTTAGCAAAAAAATCTTCCACTAAAGGCTTATCTAATATTTTCAAGCTCCACGACTGAGCAAAAAATACCAGTTTTTGAAGCTTCATAGGCGTAAGATCAGTGATCTTAGCCCCTTTAGCTCTTTCAATAAAGGCATTAGCTACTGCAATTGTTGAGTAAGCCATCACATGCCCCCTTTAACAAAATTATAACGACAAAAATCTTCTCCAAAAGTGAAAGCTTTCAGAGATACTGTATGGATAACCAGTTATTAAAATACACTGAGTTAACCATAACGTCTATCTTAAATGTAATATCGGTTTACGTCACTGCAAACTGGATAGCATATCGTGCTAATGATTAAAAAATGATAGCACGATAGATCTGTATGCTACCCAAACGTCTCTTCAGGCCGCTACCAGCTATGCGTCGACCAGAACACCTTGCCGATCAGACCAGCCGCATCTTCGCCTCTACAGCAACACTGAATACCAGAAAAGACGTCCGATTATTTCAACATCATCAATATCAGCTTCTTCATCAGGGTAGGCCTCATTGTTGTAGCTGCGGATAATCAGTTTTCCACCTGGTTTTCTGTAAAGCTGTTTAATTCTTTTGAGCTGCCCTTCACCACCATCCCCTTGTCCAATGGCGTAAAGCTTTCCATCGACTATGCGTTTGTTATTTGTATCCACAGCCACTGTGGTTCCATCTGGAATCATTGGCTCCATGCTGTCACCGGTGGCAGGGAAGCAGAGAACGCCTGAGCCATCGGTGTTAGCTCCCACCCGGCGAAGCGTTGCTTTGGAGAATCTCAGTTTAAAGCCATTGTGATCTTCGCTGTGAACTCGACCATCACCACACGCAAACTCGATATCTTTCAGGAACGGTACTTCAACCTCGTCAGCAGGAAGCGGAGTATTTTTGTCCCAAGCGTCAACAGTTCCCCACTCGGATTCAGGCGGGATGCTGCTTTCCAAATCCTTTTTTGGCGAACCAGTCCCGTTCAGTAACCAGTCAAGAGAATAAAAAAACTTTTCAGAGATTTGCTGAGCTGCCTCACGACTTAACGCGTCTCTCTTTATCCAGTTGTTGACGGTCTGAGGGCTAGTCGATAAAGCCTCAGCCAAATCCCGCTGCTTCAACCCTTCTTTTGCCAGTAAAAATTTAATTCTTTCAGAAATGCTACTCATAAAATCCTCCGCTCCATGCATGGTAAACAACATGTGGATTTTTTCCATCACCATAATGTTGATTTAATCCACATCATGAATTAACATGGTGTTGATTACACATGAGCGGAGCAAAACATGATCAACAAAAAATCCAGCGCCAGCACCCCGCTTGAGAAAGCCATTAATGCAGTGGGAGGATCTCAAAAGGTGCTTGCTGAAAAGGTCGGCGTAACGCCGCAAGCCATCAACATGCTCAAAAAGCGAGGCGGAAGCCTTCCAGTAACAAAAATGCGTAAGTACGAAGAAGTGACGGGACTTCCTCGCGAAGTTCTTTATCCAGGTATCTTTGCCGCCTAACCGGCGGCCCTAACCACGAAAGGGAAAGCAATGCATTCACTTGCGTATCAACAAGGTAACAAATTTTCGCCAACGGCGATGATTTACCAGAATCGCCGGGAACCTGATTCCTCGGCGTTAAACATCGATGGGATCCGCGCAGCTGTACGCGCCTGGGCAGCTGATTGCCGCAGCCGTGAATTTGTCGCAGCGCTGATTGTGGAAGAGTGGCGGGCTACCGGCGGCACCGGACTGGATATCCCGACTGACTCGCACCGGCAGATGCAGAAGGTTTTCCGCTGGATCGACGGCGACACCGAATATGCCACCAACAACATTCGACAACTGGCGCCGGCAATCATGGCCGTCCTGCCGCTGGAGTACCGCAACCGCCTGGCGCCGCAGAACGACACGATGTCGCTGATCGCCTCTGCGATGAAAGAGTGTGCCGAGGCTAAGCAGGCCGTGCTGCTGGACGCTCCAGAGCACCAGAAGCTGAAAGAGGTAAGCGAGGGTATAGCGTCGCTGTTCCGCCTCATGCCGGAGCAGGTAGGGCCGTTGATGACGATGGTGACGTCGATGCTGGGGGTCATGTAACCGGAGAAGACCATGAACCACATCGAATTTATCGAGAAGCATGTGCGTGATGAGCTGATTAAACAGGGATTCACCGTAGCGGTGGCTCAGGGGGGGCATTTCAGGCCGTGGATATGTACAAGCGCATGTCACAAGCCAGTCGGAAGGGGAGGATTTTCGATGACGTGTTACGACACGCAAAGCTTTGGGCGGAGAAGCAGCAAGTCCCGTCAGACAAGTTCGAAAAGAAGCGCATTAAGCGTGTGCAGCAGCAGCCAGGCCTGCTCTGAAAAGGCGAAAGCCGCGCTGTTGGTAGCAGCAACGGCTTTCAAGACACTGTGTTACGCCAAGTAACGGGAGTAAGTATGCCAGCAATAAACGAAAAGGCAAATCAGCACGCAACTCATAAATGCTCTTTCTGCGACAGAAGCAATATTGATAGCGACGTGAAAACCATAGTTGCCGGTCCAGGCGTTGCTATCTGCGATAACTGCATTCTGCTTTGTGTCGAAATTATCTTCAAGAAAGGCGGGGAGGCTGCAGATGAACTTAGCAATTAACAATATCTCACCAATCAGGCCTGATTTGCAGGTCGTGGAGTCGCGCGTGGCAGATCTTGATGATGGCTATACGCGTATTGCCAATGAACTTCTGGAGGCTGTCATGCTGGCTGGATTGTCTCAGCATCAGTTGCTGGTCTTCATGGCTGTAATGCGTAAAACATACGGTTTCAACAAAAAAGCTGACTGGGTTAGTAACGATCAGTTATCTGCTCTTACCGGCATTCTTCCGCACAAATGCTCTGCTGCTAAAAGCTCGTTAGTGAAGCGTGGAGTATTCACCCAAATCGGACGTTCTGTCGGCATTAACAAAACGGTTAGTGAATGGGTGAAATTACCCAAAACCGGTAATGAAAATAAACGCTACCTGAAAGAGGTAAATTTACCTGAATCAGGTAAGGAATGTTTACCCGAATCAGGTAACGACACTTACCCAAATCAGGTAAACACAAAAGACAAACATACAAAAGACAATAAAGACAATATTAATAAACCCCCTAAATCCCCCAAACCGGCTTCGTTCGATCCGGCTGGTGTTGACCTTCCTGAATGGCTGTCAGTTTCGGTCTGGAAGTCATGGGTCGATTATCGTCGTGACCTGAAGAAACCGATCAAGTCTCAGCAGACCGTTACCCAGGCCATCAACCTGCTTGAGCGTTGCAAGTGCAGCGGATATCAGCCTGAAGAAATCATCAACCAGAGCATTGCTAATGGCTGGCAGGGTTTGTTTGAGCCGAAAGGCGCTAAGCAGCCTGTCCGCAATCAGACTCGCGTATCTGAGAACTTCGCTGGCAAAGACTACGGCCAGACTGAAATCCCATCATGGGCGAGGGACTGAGTATGGAGCTGCTCGAAAAAATCGACGCTATCGAAAAAATGCTGGAAGTACTTGGCAGGGCTCCAGAGCAGCTTCCTAACTGCGAGACCGTCTGCGAAACGGTGCTGTGCGAGAAACATGGTGAGTACGAACAGCGTAAACGCGTTCTTACCAGCAGCCTGATCAAGCTGCCGTCACCGCCGACTCGCTGCCCGGGCTGCCTGCGCGATGAGTTGACCTTCCTGTATGCCGAGAAAAAACGCTGGGAAGACCGCACGCGCCAGCAGAACATCGATCGCCTGCTGCGCCAGCTCGAAATCCCTGAGCGCTTTGTGACGTGCACGCTGGAAAACTATCAGCCGGTTGGCAAGGAGTCAGAACGTGCGCTGCGGGTTTGTCAGGCGTATGCCGCGAAGTGGCCCGAGCGGCTGAAGCAGGGCGGTGGTCTGGTGATGTGCGGCAAGCCGGGAACCGGGAAAAACCACCTTGCCCTGGCGATCGCCCGCTACGTCATTGAGAACCACCAGAGCCCGGTGATTTTCACCACCGCGCTGAAGATTGCCCGTGAGTTCAAATCAACGTGGTCGAAAACAGCGACGCGCTGCGAAAACGACGTGATTTCGCAATTCACCACTCCGGACCTGTTGATCATCGATGAGGTAGGTGTCCAGTTCGGCAGCGAAGCCGAGAAGCTGATCATGTTCGAAATCATCAACACCCGGTACGAAAGGATGAAGCCCACCATCCTGATCAGCAACCAGACCAAAGAAGAACTGGCGGCGTTCGTAAGTGAGCGTGTTATTGACCGCATGAGCGACGGCGGCGGGTGCACGCTGTCATTCACCTGGGATTCTTACCGTTCCAAGGGGGCAGCGTGAAAGCATGCAGCGATGACTATGTCGTTATCAACGAGTATTCGAAAGGCGATGCAGCCTGGATAGAGCGCGTTGATACCGATGAAAAGCGAAAAGCACTTTACAAATCGAGTTGGGAAATAGCCGTAATCTCGCTCGCAATCGTTCGTGAATATGGGATCCGGAGGGTAGGCAATGACCATAACAATCCGTGAGCAGGTGCTGGCAGCCCTGCGCAATAACCCAGGGCTGAACAACGCCAAACTGGCAGGGCTTATCGGCATGGACACCAAAAAGATATCCGGGACGGTGAGCACGCTGCTGGCCGATGGGCTGATCAGCTGCGAAGGAAAATACGGCCAGCGCCTGTACAGCCTGACCAGCTACGGCATGCGCTTCGCCCCTGACACGATACCGGGTATGAGGCAGGGCAAGTCGAAGTTAATTCAGCGGACGGACACGAACGTGATCTGCCAGGAGTGCCGGAACAGCGCAACTATGAAGCGGGTATTGATGGTTTGGGGGAGGGTAGGGGTATGAAAATCGAAGATATCAAAAACGTAGCGGTGTTCTTCAATCTAAACGGCAAGACAGTAGCATTACGAATGGATGCAGAGCAGAAGCGGAT